GTATTTGTTTGTGTTGTGTCGGCTTGAGCAGGTCTTGCACAAAGAGCTAGTACTACTAACATTATTATTAATGCTCCTGTTACATAATAATTCATAAATTTATCCATAGTTATTGACAGCTCTCACATTCCCCCGTGTCATCTATTATGAGACCACCATTATTTTCAAAACTTTGATCCTCTTCCCTACCATTGCACTCACAGTTTTCACACTTACAGTCAGAATGGTCAGCTTCTATGCAGTGGCATAAGTGATTACATTCTTTACAAAATCGTTCAGTCATTTTTCTTTTCCTCAATATTATAGAAGAACCTATCGGTATCTTCTGTTTTCCATTTACGAGAGTCTTCTACATTCCACTCTGAAGTTTGAACTTTCCAATCAGGAATTTCATCTTTCACTGTGAAAGATGGTATGTCCCATATGATTCGATTGTTTGGCTGAGCCGCATAGTTGCCATCATCTAAGGCAAGTATGTGTGCGCACTTATGTTCGTGCGGAATTTCAGAATGATCTGTGTCTACTATATTACTCTCTGGATGCGCCCAGTCAACAGTAAAAAGATATGCGCCTGCATGAGTTTTTTTGTCTTTACCAAAATATTTTCCAGATTGTCCGTCTAGGATATCATAAGAAGTAATAGCAGGATAGTAACTAAAGCAGTTCCACAGCTCCAGCTCATCAAGTCGACGCCCAGGTACTTCTTTTGGGTCAAAACCTCGTTGTATAAACGCAGAAATTGGCAGCCTATAAAAGACCGCACCATTTTCCATAATTGCGTGAAAGAGTATAGGGCGTCCCGTAATTGATGATAGGCCGAATATAATGCAGTCTTCAACTTCTCCATGATGTGCTTTAAGATCGTAGAGATATTCTCTCCTGATCTGTGCATAAGTCACAGGAATGTTTGCATTTAGATAGGCCATGTATCATAAATTAACTAATTAAAGCTATAATGATAACGACAGCAATGGCTACACCGATTTGTACTTTTCTATCGGATTTAACCTTTGCAATTATTTTGTTTACTATTTCCATAGTCCCTCCGTTTTTATTTTATTATACCCCAATTTGGTCCAGATTCATAGTCTACTTTATTAGGAACTTCAAGAGAAACTGCATTTTCCATTATTTCTTTTATTTTATTTTCATTGTCATTTACAGATATATCTAGTTCATCATGCACCTGAATATGTGGAATAATTCCTTCTTTATGTAAGTCTATCATTGCCTTCTTGGTCATGTCAGCTGCTGATCCTTGAATCAATTTATTTAAAGCTTTGTAAGTATAAGCTCGCTTGATCCCTGGTCCGTGTTCCATGAGCGCTGCATCATGAGGCAGTGCTTTATGAATCCCGAATTGATTAGGTTCCCATAGGTGGAAGCGACATAGTCGTCCTAGCAATGTACGGATTCGACCAGAGTCTTGTGCTCTGCTCATGACATTGTCCATCAATTGTTTTACAAATGGAACTTTGTTATGGTACTGTTTAAATAGTTCATCAGACTTGTCTTTACTGATACCGAGTTCTGCTTGTAATTTATTTTTTCCCATACCATAGAACAGACCAAGATTGATAGTCTTGGCCTGTGATCTAGGTATCTCTGCCATGTCTGCGACGATAGTATGGAAATCAGCATCTCCCTCATTATATGAATCCAATACTTCCTCCACTCCATAGAGATTCTGTAAAGCTGCATAATGCACTACCAACCTAGGCTCTTGCTGAGAATAGTCAAAACAACCCCATGTATGGCCCTCCTCAGGTATAAATAATGACCTAATCCGTGGTCCAAGATCCTTGTTCCTAGCTGGTATTTGCTGTAAATTTGGGTTTGAGTAACTAAATCTTCCAGTTACTGTTCCTCCATTATCTCCTCTTAATTGATTAATTTCTGCATGTATTCTACCCTTGTAAGAATGTTTCAATATGGTATCAATAAATGTGGTATGGGCCTTGTTAATTTCTCTGGCTCGGGCTATTCGTTTCACCAGTGGGTGGGGGTGATTCTGTAAAAAGTTTTTAGTAAATGATGGAGAATTTGTTTTTTCGGTTCGGTCAAATGGTAGGCGAAGTTTTTCAAAAACTTGCGCAATGGATCGAGCTGCCCATATTTGCGTATCTACTCCAGTTTCTTTTTTTACTATTTGTAATAATTCTTTTTCTTCTTCAAGTAATTGTTGCTTTAATTTCTGGGCTCCTTCTACGTCTACACGGACTCCTAAGAATCGCATATCGACGAGGCAAGGAAATAATTCTGTCTCTAAATTAAAAATAGATTTTATATCTTGGTGTAAAATTTCTTTCTTAAGTTCTTGCCAAAGTTCTAAGGTTATCTCAGCGTCCTTTTCTGCATATTCGCCAACATAAATGGCAGGTAGTTTATACATTTCTGCCTTGGCGTCAACCCCCCAACTCTTTGCAGCTTCATATAAAGCAGTTTCATTTTTTCCTTTTCCAGTGTATCGTTTAGCACAGTTGTTTAAGTCATAACGCATTTGATTCTCATCAACTAGGGCCGATGCAATCATCGTGTCTATAATTTTTCCGTTAACACTTAAACCGAGCGCTCTTATCCAACATACGTCATACATGGCGTTGTGAAATATTTTTGTGGCTGGTGTAGATAATACACCTTGAAACCATTTTAAAACTTTTTTACGATCCATATTACCACCACCTTCGTGAGCAATAGGATAGTATCCTGACCAACCTGGTACAGCGACAGCTACTCCTACTACATCTCCTCTTTTAGTAACAGAACCAGATCCCATCTTCATTAAATCTGGGTCTTTTGTTTCTAAGTCAATTGCAATTTCATCATACTTAGATAAATCTGGAAATTCTTCTGGTGGTAACCATTCTGTTTGTGGCGCAAATAAAGGTTTTTGTATCATTTAACAAAACCCCATGAATTCTTTTTTTCTTTTATTTCTTCTTTCACTTCTTCAGGATAGTCTCTATCGATCGCCATGTCAATATAATGTTTCGCTTTTAATAAATCTTCTTTTTGATTTTTTTGTTTGTGGCGACATAAATATTTTATTGCATTGCCTTCTGCAAATGGAATATTATTTCTGTTAATAAATTCTGATGGCTGAATGACCATAGATTTATAATGATCACCACCTACCTGCTTTTTATATATCTCATCACTCATAGTATAAATCCTTTATTAGGTTGTTTGGGTTCTATTATATGTAAATTTTCTTTTGTTCTAGTTGCACCTACATAGAACAATCTATTTTCATCATCTGGGTTTTTTTCATAAGTTTCCATAGTTGTTCTAGTAAGATCAGTTAAAAGAACTACGTTTTGTGATTCACCACCTTTAGCTGCATGTATAGTTGATAATTCTATTCTTGGCTTTTTATTTAGTTGTTCACCATTAGCTCTCATCTTTCTTAAATATTCTACTCTTCTTGTTCCTGCATCGTTTAATGATTCATACCAAACTTTTTTAGTTTTTAATCCATAATCTTTTGTAAGTTGGTCTATTCCAAAAAAAGAACCTTTAGTCATACCTTTTATTTTTTCTTTTTCCCAATGATCTGGTCCCATATATTTAGAAATTTTTTCAATTTGTTTAAAAGATAATAATTGTCCTTGTCTTAAATGTTCCCAATCTGTAGCTGCTTCTTGTAAATCTTTCTCGTAATTTCTTTTATTTTTAGTCTCATAATATAAACCTTTACGATATAAGGTATCTTCTATTTCTTTTAACATATGTTTAGTTCTAGCTAAAACTAACCACTCACCATTGGACATATCAACAGAGTCAATATCAAAATGTCTATGTAAATTTCCTTCATTAGTTTTAGGTTTCCAATTTTTATCTATTCTATTTCTAATTCTATTTATAATACCCATAGCAAGTCTATGAACTTTCATAGGTATTCTATGTGACTGTATCAATGGAAGATTTATCATTTGGTCTTTAAGTGCTATAAAAGAATCTACATCAGCACCAGCCCATTTAAATATTGCTTGGTCATCATCGCCTGCAATAAAAGTATCTTCTGTTTTATTCCAAATGGTTTTTGTCATATCCCATTGCATTAAGGATAAATCTTGTGCTTCATCAATAAACACAACATCAAAGTTTGGAGACTTATCTGATTTTATAAATTCTAAAATCATGTCATTAAAATCTATTAAGTTATATTCTTTTTTATATCGTTTTAATTCGTTATGAATAATATGTAGTTTATCTAATTCTAAGTCCTGAGTATGTTCTTGTTTATTATATTGTTGTTCAGGTGTAATGTTTCTTAGTTGTGCTAATTGTATAATTTGTAAATACTCACTATCAGAAGTAAATATACCATGATCTTCTTGGTGTTCTGCATAAGATACTGGAAATCCTAATTTTTTTCCAAGATCTCTATAATGTCTTCCCTGCATAACTTGATCTTTTTTTAATCCTAATTTTCTAAATGCTAATGAGTGCAATGTTCTAAAGTATGGAAGATCATCTTCTGTGAGATTAAATTTTTTAATAGCTCTATCTCTTGCTTCATATGCAGCTTTCTTTGTAAAAGCGAAGTATCCAACTTTATCTGGATCGGTTTCTTTTAAATAACTATCTACTTTATTTAATAGTGTAGTTGTCTTACCCGTACCTGGTGGTCCTAATACTATTGTTTTCATATTTTTCTAAAAAAATGTCTCCATATTGATGATCTAATAATTGAAACTGCAGTAAATATTAATGCAATGTGAATACTATCCCATATAGTTGGATACAGCCCAAAGAATGGAAAAATATATAATTGAATTAAAATTGCTAAAATTAATCCACTACCCACATCAATAAAACTTTCTATA